TCAGCCAGGCGCGCGCGCAGATATTCAATCGCTTTCATGAATTTTCTCCTTCGCTTTCTTCCACTTCCGGCCAGATCAGTCGTTCAGACATGATGTGAAGACCGCGCTGCAGCGCGGGGCTTTCAGGTACGGAAAACACCCGGACACCATCGCGATATTCGGCCACGATCATCAGGCTCAGCGGCTTATCGGCCAGCGCCGCTTCCAGCGCGGTGACGGCCGCCGCTGACAGATCCACAGGCGCAGCCTTGCGCTTGACGCTTGCAGTCATGCGACCCCCAACTTTCATGTTTTTGCTTGAAGGTTTAGCCCTTCAGGGCGCTTCCATGCGGCTTTGCTGGATAGCCAGGGCAGTCCAAACCCCGTCGCACCCACAGACCTCCGCGCGCTGCTTCGCGGCTTCACCGAAGGCCGCGCCAAGCGCGCGGGATACGCTCACAAAATCGAGCCCAGCGCCGTGCTGGACGAGTTCCGTCAGGGCCGCCCGCACAATGGCATCCCGCTTTTCCCGCCAGTTGCGCGCATCATCCACCTGGGCGGCGATATCGGCCATCACGCCACCGCCACAAATTTCACTTGTTCACGCTGCTTGGGTTCATCGCAGAAAACATTAAAGGGCAGATTCGGCCCAAAGCGCGGATGCACGAAGAACAGGCTTTGCGTGGGTGGTGCGAAGCTGTAGCGCTGCATCCGGCTGTATTCGTCAAACCCCTTCAAGGTGCCATTCACCACAAGCCCTGAATGCGGCTGCCAGATGCTTTGGTGGAAATGCCCCAGCAGCAGCACATCAAAGTCGCGCCCAAGGGAACGTTCCGCCCGCCCGGTCTTGATCGCGCCGCGCATGATGGGCCCCAGCGCGCCGATAAGCCCATCGCCACCCTTCACGCCTAATTCATGCCCATGCATCGCCAGAAACCGCGTGCCCGCCACCTGGAAAAGCGCATCGCCGGAAGCCGGTATCTGCCAGGTGATGCGCGCATCATCGCGCAGCCGATCCGATAGCGCCTCATAAATCGCGTGGTCAAAGCAGCTTGTGGCACCGCCCTTCGCCATCGGCTTTTTCGTCAGGCGCCCATGGTTGCCCGGCACACACACGGCATGCACCTTGCCGAAGGCTTCAGCCAGGCGCAGCAGCGCTGCATGCAAGCGGCTGACACACCAATTCGCCGCAGTCGGCGGCGCGCACCAATCCGTGCGGAACAGTTCTTCATGCAACCAGCCAGAGACAAAATCCCCACCCAGCACCACCACAATGCCGGGATATTCCGGCGTTTTCACGTGATGGAAGGCCAAATGCAAAACGCGATCAATCACGGATTTGACTCGCCGATCGGCGATGGCCGCGTTGAATTCATTCGCGCCATGCACCTGCGCTGAATCCACCGTCTCCCCAATGTGCCAGTCTGACAACATCAGCACCGGCACACCTGGCGCATCCTGGCAGGCGGGCACGCGCACGGTCCATTTCGGCGGGGCCTGGGGGCTTTCATGCAGTTCAGCGGATAGCGCACGGAACTTATCCGCCTGTGCTGCCTTGGCGTCCGCATCCGCAAGCTGGCGCGCCAATTCGCGGTTTTTCGCCTGCAGGCTTTTGAAGGCCACCCGTTCTTCAGCGCTCATCGGCTGGGCAGGCTTGCCACCGCCTTGTTTGTGCCCCCGGCCTGGCGCGACCTTCAGCCCCGCTTCCTTGGCGCGGATCAGGCGATTGGTCAGGGAATTCCGCCCGATGCTCAGCGCTTCAGCCGCACGGGACACATTATGGCCGTGCTTATCCCAAGCCTTCACGGTCTTGATCAGATCGGCACGGCTCAGCGGGGGCGGGGACATGGTGAATCCTATTGCCAAGAGAATTTCACGAAGGACAACGCCATTTGAAGCGCCGCGACGATGGCGGCGATCACAACAGCCCAAGCGCGGATCAGGCCTTCCATCTTTACGCCACGCTGCGCCAGTTCAATTCTGATATTCGCGATGCCGTCATTGATGCCTTTGTAGCGTTCCTCACAAACCGCTTCATGCACGGCCTGCCGACGCTCCACATCATTCAACCGCCCACCCAGGCTGCTTTCCGGCGCGACCATCATCAACGCTCCCGCACAAATAACCGGGCGGAGCGTTCAATAGTGCGCCCGCCTGCCGTGGTGATGCGGCAGGTCAGCACATAATCCGTGCCAGCCGCACCGCCCGAAAGAAAGGTGGAAGCCTTGGAACCGATGATTTGCTGCGCCCCGGCGGTAAGCCCCGCCGGCACAGTCCAAACGGCGGTTGCAATGGTGTCGGCCGGCGAAGAAAGGGCAAGCTCTGCCGCAAAATCAATCGCCCAATCTGTCACATCAGAAGGGTCTTTATCATCCGCGAAGCGCGGCACGGGCAGAGACATGACTTCACCTTTCTTCAGAACACGGCGGGGATGCGAATGATTCGGCCGGCGGCGCGCACCGCCACTTCACGCGGCAGCGCTTGCAGCAGCACCAGGCGGCCTTCGGTTGCCACAGTCAGATCACGCGGTAAGGCTTCCAGCAGCACCAGGCGGCCTTCGGTTGTTACGGCCAACACGCGGCCATCTGGCGGCAGGCTGGGCAGCAGCAGGAAAAGCACCACATCCTGGCCCACCAGGCTGAACGTGCCCGCATCAGCCAACAGGCGCCGGGCAGCCAGCAGCGCGGCATCCTGCCCGGCCAGGCCAAAGGCGCCCACATCAGCCGCCAAGCGCCGCGCCAAGACCAGCGCCACATCGCCACCAGTCAGGGCGAAGGCCGACGCATCCACCACCAGGCGCCGCTGGGCCGATAAGGCAACATCCTGCCCGGCCAAGGCAAAGCTGGCGGCATCAGCAACCAGGCGCCGTTCCGCGCGCAAGGCCACATCCTGCCCTGCCAAGGCAAAGGCGCCAGCATCAGCGGCCAGGCTATACCCACCCGCCGGCGTGTAGATCAGGCCAACATCCTGCCCGGCCAAGCTGAAGCTGGCGGCATCAGCCACCAGCCGCCGCCCAGCCCGCAGCGCCACATCCCGCCCAACAAAGGCAAAGGCGCCAGCATCAGCCGCTAGGCTATAAGCGCCAGCGGCCGCCAATTGCAGCGAAAGCGCACCATCACCCGCGCGTAGAAGAACCGTGCCAGCTACGGGCGAAGCAAGCCGCGCGCCATACAACGGCGAACCAAACAGGCGGAAACCTTGGACGGGGGCAGGCGTTCCAAGCGCCCGCCTTAGGATTAACTCACCGCCGCCAAGCCGGAGGGCCATGATTAAGCAATCGTGATGCGAGCGTACAGATCAACGCCAGATGGCAGGCTACCAGTCGGCACAAAGCGGCGGCGCCGGCCAACCGTATCGGCGCCGATACCATTGTCCCAAGCCGACCCGTTCCAGTATTGGAAATTGCCATTGGTAGTGCCGCTGCTGGCCTGCGTCAGCACCAGTGCATTCGTGTCGGCGCGGTAAATCTCAATCGTATGCACCCCCGGCGTGGCGCCGAACAGCGTCACCTGCACCCACGCAAATGTCCCGTTGCTTTCGTCAAGATCAGCCGCGTTCCATTGGTACTGAGAAGGCAGCGCATCATCCGTTTCATAAAGCACAGCCAGGGAAAGAATACGCGCGGGCAGCATAATCACCCCCGCCGTGCGGAAGGTAAAGGCAAACTGAATGTTGCTTGCGGTGCTGATACCGGAAAGATCGCCGGATTGCGGCACATCTACCCAAGCGCCGGAATTGTCGTCAATGCCGCTGGTGCGAACTTGAACGCGGAAAGCATCCGGGGCGACACCCATAGTATGATCGCCAAGGTTCTCCATGGCGTTCACCATCACCCGGTAGAATTTCGCGGGCGTGGCGCCGAGCGTGATCTTTGGGCAAATGATCCGGTTCGGCACATCAGCCTGAAACTCAGAATCCGCCGCCAGCGGATAGACGGAAAAAGCATTCACGTTTGTTGTGATGCCTTGGCTGTAAATCCAGAACAACCAACCATCTTCGACCCACAAAAACGGAAGACTGGTTGTGACGTAGTGTAAGAAAACTGGACTGTCCGTGTCGCGCAGCGCAGATGGTAGCTGACCCGCGATGCATGAAGCACGGCGGTCTATCTGCTGCCCCCCCGTGTAGTAGTCCGTAATATAAAGCGCGCCTGTTGCCCCCGAAGTATTGATAACGCCGACAACCAGTTTATCCAGTGACCCCGCTATGTCCAGCGTGTGGAACGGCGAGGTGCCTGAAATTGGATTGGTATTAGTGCCACCGGGAGGAACCTCGCTCATGCTATCAGCAACAAAAGTGGTGTTACCCGCTGTGACGCTGGCAACCGGCACGCGCAGAATACGGGAAGAAGTCATAAGGTAAATGCTAGGCACACCGCTGCCTGGGCCATGTGCCAAAGTGCCGATACGACCGTTGTTGTTCTGGGATATGTTGCCAGTTACCGTTTGGTTGCCGGTAATCACAATATCTGTGCCGGTCAGCGTGAAGGCGCCAGCAGTAGGCGTCAGTGCCGCACGGATATTGTAGCGATAAATTTGCAGCGAAGTCGCGGCGCCTTCCGTGGAATAGACATACTGCTGTGTCCAAGTGTCGCGGTCGCCAAGGGCGCAGCCGCCGATCACGTCATTGGTAATGGTTGCAGCATCGCGCAGCCAGTAAGTAGCCTTGATCCTATCCACCGTAGTAGCGGCGGGAACGGCAAAAGCGGGGTTCTGGAAATCTGCGAATTGCAAGCCTTTGGTGATGAACAACCCGCCATTCGTCACAGTGGCATTAGTCGTCGCCTGCACAATCATCAAATCCTGAATGACGTAAGGCGTACCGGCAGCAATCGTGCCTGCGCTGGACGTTAGTGTGATTCCTGTATCAGAACCTATGGCGCTGATCTGATACCAAGTCGTGATCTGCGTCGGATCAGTGCTACCAAACCCGATGCGCGAACCAACTGAAAGCCGGTCGGTATTCCAAGCCGTGCCGCTGCCGGTGACGGCTGTGCCCGAGACCCCCACCGTGCCAGTCGTGTAGTTTTCCAAAATGGCACGGATGCCACGCACAGTATGGACTGTCGCGGTTGGGAAAGTGCAGGTAATGGCGCCGACGAATGTGTATGTGTTGGTGCTTGGCACCCAAGTCCAAAGCTGGACGCGGCGCGTTGCAGCAGCAGCGGCAACATCAGAACCGAACACCCAAAACAGATCATTGGAAATCTTGACGGGGTGAATAAACTGCGAAGGGATAGCCAGCGATGATTCCGCAAGATTGCCCACACCCACCGGAGCAGGGCCAACAAACTTATCAACCTCGCCAGCGCCAAGATTGAACTGCCCCGTATGCTTTCCACGATTGATAAGGCTTGCGTCATAGGCCGCGCCGATGGCCGCTTGCGATAGGCTGCCGTTGAAGATTTGCTCAAATGCGGCCTTCATGATTGCGGCCCCCCTTCTGCTTCGCCTGCGACAACAAAGGCCAGGAACATGCAGTTAGGCCCATTCGTATCAATTTTGCGGCGGCATAGAACAAAACCCAAAGGCTGAAACGCCCCGCCTTGAACCACGATGTAATCAGGGTTCCCTTTAACTTCGTCGCCAGCGGCGAAGCTGTATTCAGCCATTATCCTGCGCCCCTTCCATCAAGCCAGCGTCAACACGCCATTAGTCGGGTCTGCATCCCAGGTAATGCTTTCCCCATTGGCCAAGGTCAGCGCGGAACCGTAATCCCAATACCCAATTAGCGGATCGGCAGGCGATGTGGGCGTGTCATTGTAAAGAACCGCGTAGCGGAAGGGGCCGATGCTGCCGCCGCTGGCGGTGATCACCACATCACCCAACACCAGCTTATAGGTGCCGCTGGTCTGCCCGGATGAAGTGATGCTGGCCGCAATGCCGCCTGCCGTATAGCCATTGCCCGCCGCGATTTCAGTCAGATTCGCGCGCACGCTATTGGTGGCCACCGGCGCGGTATTGGTCAGCATAACCTTCAGCGTATTCGCGCCCAGGTTATGCACGCCTTCCGCCAGATGTTCGACAAAGGCATCAAATTTATTGAAGGTGTCCATTACAGGTTCCTTACACAAAAAAGGCGCCAACCCTGCCGGGTGGCGCCTGGTTCAACTGATGATCGGCGTGGGTTAAAAGCCGTGCCTCAACTCTAAAAGAGCGGCTGGCGCAGGCGCTGCTTGCTGCGCCAGGCTTTCCGGCGCGACATCGAGCGCGGCCAGAAATGGCGCAACCTCAGCCGATTGAAGGTCAAGCGTATGCGCGGCGTTCCAGCGTTCCCGCAAAGCAAGCTCCGCATCGGTCAAGTCATTCAACGGCGCCTCAAGTTTCAGCAGCCGATAGGCCTGGCGCAGCTTGCCTGCCGCCGCCAGCGCTTCCACCAGACGGATTTTGGTTATGGTGAATGAAGGCGGCGGCGGGGGCGGCGGCGGGGGCAATGCGGCAATTTCCTCTCGCGTCAGTTCCACCACAGTAACTTCGCCCGTCATCACGTTGATTTCGGTTCTGAACATACTCAAAACTCCCACTTCATGTTAATCGCGCCCTGATCAAAAGTCGGCGTTCCGGTGTCCGTGGTCAGCCTTAATTGCGTGAGACCCGCACCAAGATCAATGAAACCAGCAGAATAAGATCGGTACCGCGCTGTGCCTGAAGCGAGCATCCCAGCAAAAGAACAAAGCCACCAATTCCCGCTTTGATTAGCCAGCGTTATTATGCCGCTGGTTATGTCTGTAGCGCCGCCGTTATAGACACCAAAATGACTTGTTGATCCAAATGATGCGCCACCTATCCCCGGCGCATCATAGGACCACGATGAATCGTATCCTGAAGAAACAATCCCGCCACTTGTCCCTAAGCGGAGCGCCAAGGCCGCCGCGCCGCTTGTGCTCACCTGCCGCAACATCACAGTAATCCGCCGCACCCCTGCCGGAATGCCGGTAAAGTCAATGGCTGTGCCGCTAGTTGTCGGCTGCTCCGTCCCGCGATTGATACCGATATTCGCAGCGGCCACAGGGTTGGCCAACAGGATATTGCCCGCATAACCCGCCGCTGCGCGCGTGAAATTGAAGACAAGCCAATTACCCAACCCAAGGCTGATAGCCTCAGCCGTATCACCCGCAGCCGTGATGATATTGGCCGCGCCAGGCAGGATCAGGCTGCCAGCGTTATGCGTCAGCGTCAGCGCCCCGGCAAAGCGCAGCTTGCGCGTGATGCCGTTCGCCGCCGTGCCGAAGCTGGTGATGGTTGTGGTGCCGGTAATCCGCAGGCTTCGCGATGCCTGCGCACCCAGATCAACCGTTGCCGCACTGGCAACATCGGCCCAGGCGATAACCCCCTCAGAAGGAATGAAGATGTTATTCGTGACATCCAGCCGGCCAATTTCCAGCCAATCCGCGCCATCGTATTGCTTCAGCGTCCAGACCGTGGCGCTGGGCGTGTCATCATCCACCCAGAACATGCCAGCCACAGGCGCCGGGGGCGCGTTCGGCCCCTTCATGGCGCTGCCAAGTGCGGCCAGGGCATTATTCAAATCCGCCCGCACCGCGGCGCCGGAAGCGTTGTCAATCACCAAATCATGCTGTGGCATTATGCTACCTCATCCGCTGCCACGCGCAGCTGCGTGACTTCGATGTTGAATTCAGGTTGAAAGGACCGAAGCTGCGCGCGGAATTGAAAGCCGCGCGCGTTGAATTCACCGCTATCCAGCCGCCGCCAGGCGGACCAGGTGGGCGTGCCGCCAGGATTGTCATTGGTGCTGCGGGTTTCCACCCAGGCATCCGCCTCACCACCGAAAACATCATCAATCGCGCCCCAGCTATCCAGCATGGAAACGCGCTGATCCCATTGAGTGCCGAAGGCCGCCACGCTTGCCAGCACATGCGCGCTAAGGCGGATGGGCTTCACCACGCCCAAATCCATGCCGCCCGCGAATAAATACGTGCCGCTGGCCTTCACCAACCCCATCGCATCCACATTCGGGATGGCATCCACCGATGCGGCGCCATCCCAATTGCCTTCCGTGTCCAGCTTC